CCCTGACTTTAATGTAGTGGGAACATCAGAAACCTCTCAACTAGCACAAGCAGTAGGTAGAGGAAACCAAAACTCAGTAGTAAAAGCCTATGTAGTAGGTAGTGAAATAACTTCACAGCAAGAATTTGACAGAAAAATAACTAATACCGCAGGATTATGAGAATTATAGAATTATTAATTGACGAAGACGCTCTTTTTTCAGGCATAGAAGCTATATCAATAGTGGATAGACCTGCAATAGAAGAAAACTTCATTGCTCTTAACGAGCAGCAAAAGACAAAGTTGGCTGAAATAGACAATGAGAAAAGGATTCTCATGGGTGCAGCCTTAATTCCTAACAAGAACATCTATCGTTCAGATGGAGAGGAAGAATATTACATCTACTTCTCTGACCAAACTGTTAGACAGGCTTCTGAATTATTCCTGATGAATGGGAATCAGAATGAATCTACTTTAGAACACGAGGCTAAGTTGAATGGTCTGAGCGTAGTTGAGAGTTGGATTATAGAAGATGAAGTCCACGACAAGAGCAGAAAGTATGGATTGAATATGCCTGTAGGGACTTGGATGGTGTCTATGAAGGTAAACAATGATGAAGTTTGGAATAACTACGTTAAAACAGGCAAAGTCAAAGGCTTTAGTATTGAAGGTTACTTCACAGACAAACTAGAGATGTCTAAGTCTTCAAATTCAATAGACGAAAGTGAAGCTAGTGAAATACTATTTGAAATACAAGACTTCCTAAGTTCTAAGAGGTACAAACTAGAGTCTTATAATGACTACCCTGCTTCTGTCTCTAATAATGCCAAAAAAGCAGTAGAATACGCAGATGAAAACGGATGGGGTTCTTGTGGGACTGCTGTAGGTAAACGTAGAGCCTCTCAGTTAGCCTCTAGAGACAGTTTAAGCGTCTCTACCATAAAAAGGATGTACAGCTTCCTTTCTAGGCATTTAAGCGACCTAGACGCCTCTAAAAGCTATTCTGATGGGTGTGGTAAGCTTATGTACGATGCTTGGGGAGGTAAGTCAGCTTTATCTTGGAGTAAATCTAAACTTAAATCAATAGGAGAGATAGAATGAAGAAAGAAGCTACGCCAAGTAGAACCTCTCCGAAAAACAGTAAGAGAGGATGTCTTTGTAAGAATGGCAGAACATATTCTTCTAAATGTTGTGATGGAAGTCTAGCGGCTCAAGGCATCGGTAGTACAACTAGAGCATCTATTACTAGGTATTATAATGTGACTAATTGCAATGGAGGTCATAAGCACGTCCATACGCACGATTTAGAGTTAACCATTGGTGATGTTTATCATTTGACTTTCGTTCACCATAACCATACAGATTGCTATACAATAACAGCAACTCGTGCATCAGGGCATTTTGAGATAACTTCAGCAATAGCATATGATGACTGTGTAGCTTGTCAAACTGCAAATCCTTAATACTGAAAATCTAACACCTGTTAATATAAACATTACTTTACTATAAATAAACAACAAAATGGAGAGTATAAAAGCAACTACAATTCTAAACGACATTCTACAAAAGTTGTCTTTACTCACTAAAGAAGAAGAACTTTCTCAGGACGTACTCGAACAAGAGGTACAAGAGGAAGTTGTAGAAGCATCAAGTGAGGAAGCATCTAATGAAGAAGTACAAGAAGAATCTACTGAGCTTGAAGAGGCTATTGAAGGAGATGAGCTTGTAGAAGAAGGAACAGAACTAATGGAAGGTTATGTTACAGAAGAAGCATTCGCTGCATCTATATCGGCTCTAAAAGCTGAACTAGACGCATTGAAAGGCGCACTTGAAGGGGAATTATCCTTGTACAAGTCTCAAAAGGAGGAATTATCTAGTCAACTAGAAAAACTTTCTGCTGAAGCTGCTGCAAAACCAATTGTACATAGTCCTGAAAATCAAAGCGAAGCTAAAGTAAATCTTCGTCAACCAAACGCTAACAGACCTATGGGGACAATGGATAGAGTCTTGGCAAAACTAAACAACAACTAAACAATAAACAAACAAAAAAATGGCTACAACTACTTCAATTACAACTACTTATGCAGGAGAGTTTGCAGGAAAATATGTTTCCGCAGCTCTTTTAAGTGGAACTACTTTGGCAAATGATTTAATCACTATCAAGCCAAACGTAAAATTCAAAGAAGTGATGAAAAAGGTGTCTACTGATGACATCGTTGCAAATGGAACTTGTGACTTTACAGCAACTTCTACTTTAACTTTAACTGAAAGAATCCTTCAGCCTGAAGAATTCCAAGTTAACTTACAATTGTGTAAGAAGGATTTCGTTTCCGACTGGGAAGCAATTTCTATGGGGTATTCAGCTTTTTCTGACCTACCGTCTAACTTCAGCGATTTCTTAATTGCTCACGTTGCAGGTAAAGTTGCACAAAAAACTGAAAACACAATTTGGCAAGGTGTTAATGCAACCGCAGGAGAATTTGATGGTTTCGAGGTTACTCTATTAGCTGACACAGATGTTATTGACGTAGGAGCAGGTGCTGCTGTAACCGCTGCAAATGCAGTTGAAAAAATTGGATTGACAGTTGATGCAATTCCTTCTAGCGTTTATGGTTCAGAAGACTTGACTATCTATGTTGCTCCAAACGTATATAGAGCTTATGTAAGAGCTTTAGGTGGATTTGCTACTAACGTAGGAGCAGCAGGTACAGACAACAAAGGAACACAATGGTTTAACGGAGGCGCACTAACATTTGATGGTATTAATATTGTACTAGCATCAGGTATGAGTTCTGACAAGATGGTCGCTGCTGAGAAGTCTAACTTGTTCTTTGGAACTGGCTTACTATCTGACTCTCAAGAAGTTAAAGTTATTGATATGGCTGACATCGATGGTTCTCAAAATGTAAGAGTTGTTATGAGATATACAGCAGGTATTCAGCACGCAATTGGTTCTGACATCGTTCTTTACTCGTAATAAACAAATTAACTAATCAAAGAGGGTAGGTAAGCCAAGAGCCTACTTACCCTTTTTTAATACTATAAAACTATGGCTTGTGATTTAACTGGGGGGAGATTAAGACCTTGTAAAGATGTTGTAGGTGGTATAAGACAAATTCATTTCGTTGATTACGGAGACCTAACAGGAGTAACTTTAGGCACTAATGACGAAGTTACCGACATTACAGGGGATTTTACTTATCACACTTACGATGTTAAAGGAAATTCTTCCTTAGAAACAAATATTACCTCGTCTATTGACAATGGTACAACCTTCTTTGAGCAGGTAGTGAATTTAACATTCCCTAAACTGACAAAAGAGGATAACAAAGAATTGAAATTGATGGCTTATGGTCGTCCTTACGTTTTCATTGAAACTTACAATGGAGGTGTAATGTTAGTGGGTAGAGAAAATGGAGCTGATGTTACCGCAGGTACAGCAGTTACAGGAGCAGCAATGGGAGACCTAAATGGTTACACTTTAACATTGACCGCTAACGAGATTACTTTACCAAATTTTGTAGATGGTGCTACAGCAGCAGACCCATTCGCAGGGATAACGGGTACTGCAACTCCATCAACTCAGAGAAACCCCTAATAACTATTAGGTTTAGGTTTAAAGGGAGGGCATTTGCCCTCCTTTTTTTTGCTATATATAAAACACTTTAAGTTTAATCTATTACTTTGTTATGGAGATTTTAACTACATCAACAGCAGAGCAGTCAATTAGAATAATTCCTCGTGCTGATGCAACAAGTCCAACTTTGTCTTTAACAGACAAATCAACTAGAACCACATCAGACATAACTGTAACTAAAACTACAGAAGAAGATTTTATGGTTTTAGCAGGAACATTTGCTTTGTTAGAAGGTAATCAGTATTCATTCGTAGTTAAGGATGGAGCTGTTGAAATATACAGAGGTTTAATATTCTGTACCGACCAAGTTAATTTAGATAAATACTTTATAAACGAAGGAGAGTATAAGTCTGATGAGAGTTACGATAATGACTTTGTAATTATATAATGAATAAAAATATTAAGGTGGCTAAGAATAGAAAAGTAAGTTTAGCAGTAGACAAGGTAAGTCAATCCGTTCACGTTTTGAATTTGTCTTCCTACACAAAACCCGAAGTAAATGAGTCTACTCGTTACGATTGGGTTGAATACGGAGACGACAATGATTACTTCTCTTACCTCATTGGCAGGTATAATGGCTCTCCTACTAATAATGCCGCTATCAATGGAATAGCTGAAATGATTTACGGCAAAGGCTTAGAAGCTACAGATAGCTCTAGTACTGAAGCTGAGATTGAAGAGATGAAGGCTTTATTGCGAAAAGACGTTATAAAGAAAATATCATATGACTATAAGATGATGGGTCAAGCTGCTTTGCAGGTAATCTACAGCAAAGACAGAAGTAAAATTGTTCAGGTAGAACATATGCCTATTGAGACTCTTAGAGCTGAGAAAGCCAACAAAGAAGGAGAAATAGCTGCTTATTACTACTCATCAGATTGGTCGAAAGTTAAATCTAATAGTAAGCCTCAAAGAATATCGGCATTTGGTAAAAGTAAAGATGGAATAGAGATTTTATACATTAGACCTTATAGAGCAGGATTTTATTACTACTCTCCTGTTGATTATCAAGGAGGTTTACAGTATGCCGAATTAGAAGAAGAAATTGCAAATTACCATATAAATAATATTCAAAACGGACTGCAACCTTCAATGCTTATTAACTTCAATAATGGTGTTCCTGATAAGGAGCAGAGAGATGAGATTGAAAGAGCCATCTACAGCAAGTTTAGCGGTAGTTCTAACGCAGGTAAGTTTATTTTGGCATTCAACGATAGCAAAGAGCTTTCGGCTTCAATAGAACC